CAACATCGTTAAGTACGTTACTCGACACAAGGGTAAAAACGGTGCTGAGGATATCAAAAAGGCCATGCATTACTGCGAGCTGTTGTTGTACTACCAGTACCCAGAGGAGGCGTTAGACTGATGGCTAAGGTGATTACTCTCAACCGGAAGGGTAATGAGTCACCTAAAAGCATGACGCTTAAAAAGCTATTCTGTGATGACTGTGGGTTTGAGCTCAAATACTGGTTGAGTGTTGAGGAGGATGTGGCCTATGGCATTTGCGATCAGTGCCATCTCAATATGCCAAGCGAGGTTGCTTGGAGTGAATCGATACAAGACTCTCAGCTAGAGTGATATAATCGGGCCATGATTCGCGTAACGATAGATGATGATATGCATGAGGCAGACGTAGAGTTGGTAAACGACTTTGCTCAGGCCCTTAATGACCGCGATCCCCTGCTACTAGATGAGGTGATCTACTTAGCGCATCAGCGTCTAGAGAAATCATGTCGATGTTATCAAAACCCTTGTATATGTGAAGAACGATGAGCAGACCAACAATATTTAATGATGAACTAGCGAGCACCATCTGTAGGCGATTGGCTCTGGGCGAGAGTGCCCGTCAAATCTGCCGTGATGACTCAATGCCGGCACTCAGCACCTTAATGAAGTGGGTAACAGACGCAGACAAGATTGGATTTTCGGAGCAGTACGCGAGAGCCCGTGATTGTCAGGCTGATTTCTATGCTGACGAGATTGTAGACATTGCAGATGAGCTTGCTGAGGATGCTGACTCTAATGCAATCCAACGTGCTAGGCTCCGTGTTGATTCCCGCAAGTGGAAGGTAGCGCGAATGTCTCCAAGAAAGTATGGCGACAAACAGCAGGTTGACCATGTGAGCAGTGATTTTTCAATGCAACCCACTACGGTGACGTTGATAGCTGAGCCCATGCCTGATGAAGAAGATATCCACTAAAGCAGAGATACGACTGCCCCCCAAAATAGTCTCGATATTTGATGGTGAAGCTCGCTATCGAGGTGCCTATGGCGGGCGAGGCTCAGGCAAGACTAGATCGTTTGCCCTGATGACTGCAGTGAAAGGATATCAGTGGGGCATGAGTGGCGGCACCGGCCAGATACTCTGTGCCCGTGAGCACTTAAACTCTCTGGATGAGTCCAGTCTAGAAGAAATCAAATCAGCTATCCGTAGCGTTGACTGGCTCAGCTCTTATTACGAGATTGGCGAGAAGTTTGTCAGGTCCCGTGATGGCAGAATCAACTATGTGTTTTCTGGACTGCGCAGGAACCTCGACAGCATTAAGTCAAAGGCCCGCATTATCCTTGCATGGGTAGATGAGGCAGAGGGGGTGTCAGACAGCGCATGGCAGAAGCTAATCCCTACAGTGCGCGAGGAGGGCTCTGAGATATGGGTCACATGGAACCCTGAGACAAAGCGCTCAGCTACGCACAGACGCTTCAGAATCGATCCTCCGACAGATAGCAAGATAGTCCAGATCAACTGGCAGGACAATCCGTATTTCCCGACAGTGCTGAATAACGAGCGCCTAGAGGACAAGGCCAAGCGCCCTGACCTTTATGATCACATTTGGAATGGCGATATGCTGATCCATGCAGACGGTGCTTATTACGCTGAAGAAATGCGCTCAGCAAACAACGAAGGCCGGCTTACTGTGGTGCCATACGAGCGCTCTGTTGGCGTTGTAACGGCTTGGGATTTAGGGGTAGGCGATAGCACTGCTATTTGGTTTGCGCAGATGGTAGGGCAAGAGGTGCGCCTTATAGACTACTATGAGTGCAGTGGCGTGGGTCTGGATCATTATGCCAAGGTGCTAGCAGACAAGGGGTACCATTACGAGAGCCATATCCTGCCGCACGATGTCAGGGTCCGCGAGATGGGCACAGGCAAGTCTAGGCTAGAGACTCTCGATACACTGGCAGTAAGGCCGGTTACTATTGCTCCACAGCTAGGCGTTGATGATGGCATACAGGCGGCTAGAACCATGATAGGCCGCTGTTGGTTTGACCTGCAGAAATGCGAGCGTGGCGTTGATGCGCTCAGGCAGTACCGCAGAGATTACGATGATAAGAACATGGTCTGGCGCGGCAAGCCATTGCATGATTGGACCTCGCACTGTGCAGACGCTTTTAGGTATCTGGCGGTGGGTTACAGGCCAACAAATGACTGGGGAGAGCCTATCAGGCGTAACCTTCAGGGCATCGTTTAAACGTGGTATAATCGGCCCCATTCACGCACAACCTGAGTAGGCACGATGGCAAGAGATAGAATCGATGGCATTCTAAACATGATTGGCTTGGACAAGCTTTTAGATCAGCCAACAATCCCTGCAGAGAATGTTAACTACCGCTTCAGCAACAGCACCGGCAAAAACATAGAACCTTTTTTCGCCCCCAATTACATTAACGATGTTAGGACTGAGCAACCTACCTTCAAGCTGTCTGATCTGGAAGGCCGTGGTGTATTGTTTCCGGAGTCTGACGTTACTGCGCACGGGGTTACGCTTGCAGGCATAGGCAATCAGCCGCTCGCCAGACCCGTAGATTTAAACACCGGTATCGATCACATATTCTATGGTGACAGCCTATGGAAAAGTGACGAGGGCGTTGTAAACAAATTTTTACAGCGTGCTGAAAAGCTCAAGAAAAATACTGGCGGGCAAGATGTCTTTTTGTTGCCGTACAGCGGGTTTGGAAAGTCTAGTGATTTCTATACCGGCATTGGCAAGACCATGATCAACTACAATCTCGCTAACGCTCCTCAGAGTACCGTCAATCAAATGGACAAAATAATTGCGAGCAGAATACCTGCATGGCGTGGCAGTGACCATCCTGATGCTATGGCTATCTGGGAGGCTACCCCTGCGGGCGTAAGGATGGAGCTAACCAATGCTATTGACCGTGAGTTGCGAAATCAGGGAAGTCTAAGTGCAGGGCAGGCACGGGTAGCTACAGCGCGGCAGGACCAGTTAGGAGTCAATCAGCACGGGCAATTACGCAATGTAGGGCTCTTGGATGTGGATGCACAGTACGCCTTAAACAATAACCCTGACTATAATGCATCTATGTTTGGTGAGGGCGTGGGCGTTTTAGATCAGCCTATTACAGCGTATGACTTATTGCAGGACAGGCGCACTGGCTCTGGCAGGCCGCTAACCAGTCGATCACTACAATGGTCTGACACATCTAAAATAATCACCCCAGAGGACTTGGGCAGAGTTGTTACTGACAAAGATCTGCGTGCCGCAGAGGATAAGGGCGTTAAGATCAAAGCGCACCCCTTAGCCACAATTATAGGCGGCATTGCTACAATAGCAGGCATGGGTTACAGCGGTGAGGAAGCGGAAGCCGCAGTGCTGAAAGGCACGTTTGAAAACACTGCAGACATAGCCGGCAAAATCCAAAAGGTTGAGAAGAAGAAAGAAACAGGTGAGCCGCTGACAGAAGGTGATATAATGTCGGGCAGAGGGGGTCAGACATTCCTGACCTTGGAGCAAGAAGCTAGGGCCAGAGTTTATGACGAATTTAGACGACAAATCAGCGAGTTTGACACACCACTATTCGACACCTCCGAAGCAGGAAAAGTCACGATTGGAGATCGAGGAGGAGTTGAAGGAGTTTCACGGTATACCTTCCCAGAGGAGTATCAAGGCGCTACGACAGAAGTTGGCGTTGAAACGCCAGACCTCATCGAGATAAAACCAACCGATGAAGGCGCACAATTATTTAGAGAGAAAATACTAGCAGGAAAAGAGGCAAGCAAGTACGGGGCCTCAGTGGAGGCGTATGACGCAGATACCTATAAGGATATGCGCTTATTCCTGACTGACGATGGCAGTGCAGGCTACGCTCTCAAGCCAGACGGTGACATTGTTTCAGCATTCTCAACAGGTCAGCACATTGGTGTTGGTCCGCATCTGATTATGCATGGAATCGAGCAAGGCGGCAAAAAGCTAGACGCATTTGACACAGTTTTACCCAATATGTACGCCACAATGGGTATGCGCGAAACCTCAAGACTAGCATTCGATCCTACACAAGCGCCACCAGACTGGAATGAGGCTGTGTTTGGCAAGTATCAGGGTGGTCGCCCTGACGTTTCGTTTATGGCCTTAGACCGTGATTTTGCTACCCCTGTATCGCCCAACATGGTTGATGACTACGGGGAGGCGGTGGACCTGCAGAACCT